GACAAATCAGGGAGATGCCTTTCAATTTACAGAAGTTTATCAAGCACCTGGTTTAGAATCCGTAACCGATATAACACGAACCATAGAAAGCACAAGCGTCACAGATACCACAACTATCTTCTCGCAATAAGTCTTATAAGTAATCCTGTATTTGCTAATACCAGCAATACGGCTGCTCCTGTAGCTCAATCCTCATCTTCAGTGTCTAACTTTGCAACACAAGTTTTAGGTGGCCCTATGGTTGAGAATCAATACGGAAATGGAATAGTTTGTTCTGGCCCACAGATGGGATTTAGCCCTTTTGTTACTACAACATTTAACCAAAGACGGCCTCAAGATTATATTTATCATACGCCTGTGTACGACAATACAGATGCCAACAATGATAACGTGCCAGATAATCCAGGAAATATACTTTATTATCAAGAAAACTATAGTGGTAACAAGGATTCTCTTGGACTTAATTTTGGATTTGCTTTTACATTCAATATTCCTTTAGATAATAGATTTCAAGATTCTTGTCTTAATGCAGCTAATACACAAATAAAACTACAAAAACAAGAATTAAATGCAAAGATGCTTAATTATGAGATAGCTAGACTAAAAAATTGTGGTGAACTTATGTTGGCTGGTATATATTTTGATCCTAAAAGTCAGTTTGCAAAATTATGCGAAGGAGTCCGTATAGCTCCAAAACCAAATCAAGTTATACCGCACACTCACGAACTAAAAATAGGCCAGTAGATAAGTCACGGGTATTACACTTATCTACGGATTATTATTTTACAACAAAACAAAAAAAAATAGGTAAGACCCTTCCAAACATCTTACCTATTTCTTGTGTTGCAATGGGATTCTTGGATGAATCACATTTAGTATAGCAGTAAATCAGAAAAGACAACTTGCATCAGCCATTACTGGTTCTTCTTTTATACCTGCTTTTTCTTTAGCAAGCATATATTTTTCATACTCTTCATATTTAGCATCTTCAATAGCCTGTTCTCCAAGAATCTGGTCGGCTTCAGCAAAATGTTTATCAAGAGCTTGTCTAACAAGAAGAGATATTGAAACACCTGGTTTTTGATGATATTTCAACAAGTTATACTGATGTTTTGTTATTTGAATTGATAATCGCTGTAGATTTTCATTCATTGTTAATTAGTTGTTAATTAGATTATAAAGCCATTTCAGTTTTATAAGACTCACAAAGATTATTTGTAGCTTTGTAAGTATCTACAGATGGAAATGGGTCAATAGTATGTTGTCTTTCAACTCTTAAAACTTTATTTACTTTATACAACATAAATTGATGTGCTGTAATTATATAGGCTTTAAAAGTTTTCATATCTGCTGTACTTAAATTCCTAGATTTTCGCATTTCTAAAAATTCTTTTAACTTTAATGGAGATAAATCAGTCTCATTATCTATCATATATTCATCTGAATAACCATGATAAACAAGTTGCATGAAAAATGTAGCTCTATTAAAAGCATCATCCCAACTATGATTATGTTCTGGAGTTGTAAGCTCTAAGAAAATTTTAAAAGCTGCTGATATTAGAAAAACAGTAGCTTGTTTGTTTTTGACATAGCCTTTATCTTCTAAACGCTCAAAAAACTTACTATGTCTTTTATAAATTTTTGCAATATCAGTATCAAATCGTGTATGTGCATACAAGGCTTGACCTAATCCTTTACCTTTAAAATCTGTAAAAGCATTTTTTATAGCACTACAAGATTTCGAGTGCATAGGAGTGCCAGCAATAGTGATACGTTCTGATTGAGTTCGTTTTCTGCCATTATCAGAATATTGTGCCGTTTTATGAGGCAAGTCTCTGATAACAAAAAACTCACAACTTGTATTAGCTTCTATAAGACCACTTAAACGATGTTGACCATTAATAAGTTCGCCTTTTGTGTTAAAAGCTATAGCATCCCACGACAAAACCCAATCGCCATTTCTCATTTGATTAGCATAGTTTTCTATAGATCGCCTTGTAATAGTCCGATTGAATTTAAAGTTTTTGTCTAAATATTCTAAGGCTTTTCTTTTGTCTATAGTTTCAATACTAATTTTGACATTTGAATAATCTTGGTTTCTTTCGATTTTAACCAAATTATTAACAAGTAAATTTGTTTTCATAATTAGATAGTGACTTTTTCTTTAGTTTCTTCAAGTTCTGCTTCAGCTTCAGCTTTTTCTATTTCTCTTATTTTTGTAAATAGAACAGCAGCAAGTGTTTTCATTACTTCTAATTCATTTTTATCGAAATCTGAAATAGATATTTGTAATGATTTTATAAATTTATCAAGAGACATTGAATACTCTGTTACATCATTTCTAGCAGAATGAAAATTGAGACTGATCTCTTTATCAAATTGGTCAAAGTAAAAATAGAATCTGTCATCTTTTTCAAGAGTGTGTTCGGTTCTTTGTTCGTATTTATGTTTCATAAAAATGAAATTGTTTATTGCCTATTTACTATAACATGAAAAGTATATAACTCTCAGTATGTTTTCAATCCGTAACAATGTTACTTCTCTTCCTTTTTCTTAGTTAATTTTTTAAACAGGTTTTTTATTAAAGGTTTGACAATATTAAGCAGTAATGGAGTAGAGGCAGCAACAGTAGCAATAACAGCAGTACTAACAAGCTGTGGAGGATTCGGTATGTATTGCTCGATGAATTTAACGTCTTCATAAAGCGTTATACATTTACTACCATCTTCGCTTCTTTTATGCCCAGACACACGTTCCAGTTTAAACTCTGAAGCATATTGGCCTACTCTCTGGTCATTAGGCCCAGGGCACTCAACGAAAAGCGGTTTATCTTCTTTCTTTTTTGGTTCATATTTCGGTGGTTCTACTGTTTCTGGTACAAACTCTTCTGTCTGATTGGGGGTTTCGGCTTGCGTGTATTTAAATTCGTTGGGGTTATACTCCAGAGGTTCAAAGCTAGGAATACTGAAGTTACCACACTCTGTATATGTTCCATATTCATCTTTAGGGTTGTCAATAAGGCTAGTTAAATTATTTCTGTGAACTCTTACACAACCTGGAATATCTACAACAGGTTTATTTATATGATTTACTACTGGATTATTAAAGTTCCATATTGGTATTTCGTGTATTTGAATCTTGTTTATCTGAAAACGAGGTATGTCAATCGTAGGCATCTCTTCTTCGGTAGACTTCTACATATGAGTCGCATTTAGGACAGCTAAGATTCGTAACCATTGAATACTCTTGATATAGTACGGGTTGGAAATCTTCTTCAATATCAGCATCTCCACCCCAGATTAGTTCAGTTTTACAGTGCCAACAATTCATTTTTTCGGTATAGGTATAGATGGACCTGTTTGTTGAGGCATTACATTGTCTAAAACTTTAGGCATAGAACCCTGTATATTTCCAAGGATTTCATTCATAACTTGAGACTTAAAATTTTCAGATGTTACATATTTGTAGCCTAGATATGCTCCACCACTCATGGAAGCTACCATAAGAAAAGAAATAATACTTAAAGTATTTGCTATTTTTTGAAACATGATTAAGTTTGCAATATTAAAAGCACTATCTTTTACAAGTGTGCTTGTGTTACTGCTTATTGTAGCTCTCTCTCCTTTATACGTCACTATGGGCATAATGACTAGACAAGTGCAAGAAAAGCCTAACTAGATTTTTGTGCGTCAGAAGGTTTTAACTGTTCTTCTTGAGCTTTTGTAGATAATAATTGTGCCTGTGCATCTTTTACACCAATAATTGCACCTTGATACCTATGTTCGTTTTGACACTCTAATTCATAAGACCTTTTTGCTTGTGCTTTACGATTTTGAATAGCAATAAGCTCCTGTTCGTATCTTTTTAGAAGATCATCTAATGGATTGGTCATGCTGCCACCTCTATTGCTGTTATTGTTGAGGCTTGTAATCCATCATATGTGGCTTCTGTTTGCTGACTTCCTGATCTATTAATATAAACTGTTTCACTTCCACTATAACCCATACCTTCTAAGTGATATGTGATTTTGTTTCCTAAAGTATAACTAGGAGAGTCAAGATAACTAAAATGTGCTTGATGTATAGCATGAACTTTCATTGCTGTTTGGTCATCACGAACTTGTCTTGAAACTCTTGGGGAACTACCACTTGCATCCCCTAAAAAAGGATATGCAGGGTTTGCATCTTGTATTTCTCTAACTAATCTTACTGCCATCATAACTCCAAGATTAGAACCCATTGCTGCACTAAATTCAACCAAAATTTTACTATTAGCTGCTGTTGGTGTTATGTTTACTTCCCAAATAGATCCAGCACCAGTTTCATCCGTTCCAGCAATGTTTACAAATGAAGTACCTGTCCAACTTGCAGTATCAGTTTTAACTGATTGCTTTACTTGAAGAAGTTTACCACCACCAAAACCTGTAGCTGTTCCATTGCAAGTAACATTACCAGAACTATCTAGTGAAATAGCATCACTAGACGCTCCAGTGTGCCTAATACTATTAACAATTAACCTACTGGTCATGGCTTGGGATTAGCGTCTTTAACTGCCTTAATATGTGTAGCCCAGGTTCCTGTTGTATCTAATTTGCCAGCAACCATATCCTTATACAACATATCTAACTGATCTCCTAAAGAAGCATAGACAGTAGAACCATCAGTTGTTCTGTCGGTCTTATATTTTATAAGAGCAGCAGCATCGTCTAATGCCTTTCTTGCAGCAGCTATCTTTGTATCGCTGAGTGTTACTTTTGATCCGTCAGCAGCAAACGCTCCAGCAGTATCGTCTATAGAAACAACAGGTTTTGTTGCCGTTTTGTAAGCTTCATAAATAGCTTCGTGGTCTAACGCCATAATTAACTAGGTTTAGGGTACTTGTCTTTGATAGCTTTGATAGTGGTTTTCCAGCCATCTATACCATTATGATAGATCGAATCAAGCTGATCTTCAATACTTGGGTACTCTGCTTTACGTTGTGACTTATATGAATCATTTTCTGAATCCCAAGCAGCTTGTAATGTAGCAAGTCCGTCTGTACATTCTTTTTCTGTAGGTTTTGAACCACCATCATGCACTATTAAGTTTGCATAATTTTTGTTTTTTGAATCACTCCAACCAAACCATTGTCCACCTCTATATGAAACTAAAAAATCTTCAATGTGGTCTGCTCTGCCTTTCAAATCCATTTTATGTATCTCCTAATCTAATAAAAGTTGCATATGAGTAATTAGCATCAGTACTACCTCTTACATTAGGTCTAGTATTAGAACCTCCAGTTTGAAATTTTACTTTATGTGTTGAGACATCTGTCACATCAAAAAGAATTTCTGCCGTCATATTATTATACTGATTAGCATCTTCAACACCAGACCAAGAATAAGCACGAGCGGCATAACTACTATTGTCAATTGTTGTATGTATGCCAATACGAGTATAATTAACTCCACCTCCACTTGGATACCAGCTAATTACGCTTCTTACTAAATATACGCCAGTTGAAGGGAAAGAAAATTCACCACTTGATTCAGACATTCCTGTACCAATTTTGCCATAACCATCATCATCATTCCTTTCCCAGTTTGATGTGATATAAGCAAACGAAGTTACGTTAAAGTCGCTTGTAATTCTCCATTGATCGGCCATTGTAATTCCACCAACAGCAGCAAATGATAAATTTCCAGAGCCATCCGTTTTTAAAAAAGTATCAGCACTCCCGTCGGATTGCGGTAGCTTTAGTTCAACCTCACTTGAAGAAGGGTTAGATGTTGGTACGGCTAATGAAACTGCATTGCCACCAGAATGTACGAGTTTAATCTTTCCTGTCATGCTGCATACTCCACTACATAGGCTTGTGTACCCCCTGCACGTTGTTGAAATGATGCAGGGTCAGATTGTCCTAAATAACAAGTCTGTCCAGAATTAGCTATCCATTGTATTTTATAAGTTATTGTTGTGCTACCATCTCCGCCTGGATCCATATCCCACCATTGAAATGCAACATGGAATATTTGGTTTGAATTATCGCCACCTACATAGTTAGACATAGTTGAAGTTCTGCCAACACCATCTCCTGTAGTATTCATTCCTAAATCTGTAGAAACACCACCTTTTGTTCTGACAATTTTAAATCTTACAGTATCAGTATTACTTGAGCCTTTTGGAGCGCAAAAAGATATAAGCACGTTAGCATTAGTTGCAACATTGGGTAAATCAAATTCAAAATCACTTGATATACTTGCCCATGATGTTGCGGTTGTTGAATAACTACCTACTGCTTGATATTGTTTATACTGTAAAACTTTACCACCAGCAGGGATTACACCAGCTGCAATCATATCACTATCAACTATTCCATCAGGCAACCCTCCTACCGCTAAACCTGTAATTACTCCTGTGTTTCCGTTGATTGATACTGGCATTAGACTACTGTGAACACTGATCCAGAAGGTATAGTTAAAGTATAAGTCGCCATTGAAAAAGGGCCAGCTACCATACCATTTTTATTAGTACCAACTGTAATATTTCCTGATGCTGCTATTGGGTTTTGAAATATGGAGTCTGTCTCACCACCAGCAGATATTGCATTGGTAGATGCAGCAGTTATTCTTCCCTGGGCATCAACTGTAATAGCTGGTATTGCAGTAGCAGAACCATAACTTCCTGCACTAACAGAAGTATCAGCTAATCCATTAGCTTGTGCTTTAGTTAATCCCATTATCCTGCCACCTCAATTAATGTAAGTGAAGAAGGCACTCTTCCTCTTGATACATCAGTTGAACCTTGAGCATCTCTTCCAATATAACTCGTAAATCCACCAGAATAACCTTGTTTCCATTGAATTTTATAAGTATGTGAACCAGCCCCACTTGGCGTATCTAAAAAATTAAAAGAAGAATTGGCTGCTGCATAGTTATAAGAATTGTTATACGCACCAGCACTTGCACGAGTCACAGAGCTATCCGCATCTCCAAGATAAGGATAATTTGTACTTCCATCTACATCTACTCTTACTAATCTAAACCAAGTGCTATATGCAGCAGATGATCCAAAAAAGAAAGTTCCAAGACAAAGAACTTTACTCCCAGCAACAGTAGTTATAGCTTGTGATAAACCAGTAACATCGCCATAACTTGTTGATTGCGTAGATTGTGTATCTGTTTTCACTACTTGTAAAACTTGAAGAATTTTACCAGCACCACCATTTGGAAATGCTGGTTTGCCAGAGTTATCAAATGTTATCGCATCTGCTGAAGCAGAAGTGGATCGTATTGCGTTTGTTATTAACCTACTCATGTTGCCACCTCCATAACTGTTATTGATGAAGTACCGTTTGTAACATATCCGTAATTATCTAATGCAACAGTACTATTAATTCCAACCACATACGAAATAGCATATGGAGAATATACTTGCATTTTATATGTTGTTGCTGATGTGGTGTTTGGAGAGTCTAAATAAGAAGTTACAATCGTTTGTGTATCCATAGTTGAAGCCATGTAACCTCCAAAAGTGGCTCTAGTTTGACTTGTATTTGAACCGTTTACATTACCGATAAAAATTGTATTATCACTATCTCTAGCTAAACGCATTGCATAATAAATAGCATTACCATTAACATAAACAGAACTATGTACTAGGATTTTATTAGACGCTGAACTAGGAGTAATACTTACACTTAAACCTGTAATATCAACTGGAGTTTGTGATTGAGCAGTAAATCTATCTTTTTTAACTGTTTGAACAACTTGCAGAATTTTACCAGCAGTTGCAGTTGTAGCTATCGTCCCATCGGCATCACCAGGTAATGTAAGGGTTCTATCTGCTGCTGGATTAGAACTTGGTGCAGCTAATATAACTCCATTTCCACCGCTATGTAATAATTTTATCTGACTCATGCAGCTATCTCCATTATTGTTATTGAAGAAGCAGCAGATCCACCACGCATCCTTGATCCATCCCTACCATTAAAAGTAACAGTTCCAGAATTATTCATTCCAGTTCTTACTCTAAAAGTTAATTCAGAAGTTGATCCAGCCGTCATTTTATGAGTAAAATTATGAACTTTTGGATAAGCACCTGCCCCAAAAGCGTGACTAAATGTAGATGCTAACGCATCAGCCGTTGATCCAACAAATAAAGCAGTTGTAGGCATACTATTAACACTAGCTGATAAATGGCAAACAACATTTATTAAAAGTATATTTGATGTGTTTGTTGGAGTTATAGTTCTAGTCATTACTTCAAATCCTTCAGTAATTTGAGGGATTGTATCATCATTAGGGATTATTGTTGTACCAGTTGACATAGCACCAGTTTGAGTATTTACAATTTGAAGAATTTTACCACCGACTCCTGATGCTAAATCAGCACTTTGTATTATTCCATCAGGCAATCCACCTACGCTTATTCCTGTTACTGTTCCTGATCCGTTTAATACTATTGGCATAATTTTACCTCCTAGACAATAACATAACGTGAACCTGACGGAATGGTAACTGTTACCCCACTTGCTACTATTATATCTCCTGCACTTATACCTGACTTGTTTGTGGTCATAGTATAATTATTTGAAATTGTTAGGGAGTTTTCTGTAACGCAGCCATCTGCTTTTTGTGATGAGACTCCAGTTAATGCTGACCCATCAATAGCTGGCAACGCTCCAGTAAGTGCAGAAGAAGGTAAATTAGTTAAATTTGCACCTGATCCACTAAATGTAGTTGCTGTTAATAATCCTGTAGAAGAGTTAAAGGTAAGATTTGATCCTGACTTTAAACCTAAATCTCCTGTAGCTGCGGTGGTAAACAGAGGGAAACAAGTTGTATCAGAACTTTCATCAGCAATCGTAGAGGTAGTCGCATTGCCAACAGCAACTTGAGTTCCCATATTAATGATGAAATATGTAGATCCACTAGGAGGAGCAGAATCAAAGATAATATCAGTACCGCTTACAACATATCCATCTGTCATATCTCCCTGTCCAGAACCATCATTAGGCTGTTGCATAACACCATTGATTGATACTCTTAATATTTCTGCATTAATTGGTGTTACTGCTGTACTTGTGCCTTTTGTAACTAGCTTAAATCTATAAGCAGATCCATTAAATGTAGCTGATCCACCACCCGTTCCAGAAGATGATGCAATATCTAATAAATCTGCTGTTCCCGAAGTAGCTGCTGCACCACCAATTTCACCCCAAGCACTACCATCGTATCCTTCAAACTCTGATGTCTGACTATTAAATCTGAACATACCAGCAGAAGGAGAGCCTGGTCTTTGTGCTGTAGTTCCAGCAGCAACATCAATAGCTCCTGTTCCCGTCATCAAGATATTATCGCTGACAGTAAATGTGCCAGTAACATCCATATTTCCACTAACACTTAGGCTGGACAATAAAGTTCCTGTAGCTGTTGCAGAGTTTGTCTGGATCGCATTACCCATCAACGCATGAGATGAACATTGATAATGAATTACCATCGGAGTAGTATCCCCTATGACAATCTGCACATATGCACCACTTTGACCTGCTGTGCCATTTACAGTTACGTTTGTTGTATAAGCTGTAGTTTTATTTGCTTCGAGATAAAAACGTAAAGGATGACCAGTATTACTTGAATGTGATTGATCGAACTTATAGGTACGACCAGGTGTGAGAGTTAAAAATGGTGCTTCCTTACTATCTATTACATATCCATTACTAGAGCCACTTCCGTTATATCTATGTGCTGCTGTTTTACTTGCTACAGTAACAGCAAATGATTTTACAGATCCAGTATATGTAGCCTGAGTAGAAGCAAATCCTCTAATATTTCCATCATCAGTAAGAGTTAACGTACCAGTAAAGTTAGGATCTGCATTTTGACCAGGTGCTACCCAGCTAAGAACTCCAGAAGCATTACTTGATAAAACATATCCACTTACAGACGAGTCAGCAGAAGGTAATGTCCAAACTACATTAGATGAAACTGTTGCAGGAGATTTAAAACCAACATAATGAGATGAATCAGAATCTAAATATCTAACTTCTTTTTGACCAGAAACAGATAAATGTTCACTACTTGTCCATGAATCTGTTGCATTTACCCAATTAAATGTTTTATCAGATGCACCTTTAAGAGTTAAACCACCGCCATCAGCAGTTGTATCAGTCGGAGTTGATACCTTACCAATAGTAATATTTTTATCTTCGACATCTAAATTACTTGTATTTATGGTGGTGGTCGTACCGCCTACTGTTAGATCACCAGGAATATTAACAAGACCAGCAGAACTGATAGACATTCTGCCAGTTCCACCTGTACTGAAGGTTAAAGTATCTGACCCTCCACTTATTCCTGTATTTGGATCAGAATTAAAACTAAATGCAGGAGCAGAAGTAGATCCGTCTGGAGCTTTACTTAGTAAATTTGCATAACTTATCTTCTTGTTACTTGTATCACTTGCATCAATAATCGGTAGAACATCAGTACTCGCTGGTGCGGTAAGCTCTGTAAATTCGGTTATCTTTTTATTTGTCATAATTAAAACTTGATTATGTACATTAAAGCAAGGTTTGTGGGTCGTGCCTCAGTTCCACCACCACTACTTGATATTGTATGAGTGTGAGTGCCATCGAAATCTACACCACCTACAGGACTAGTTGAGGAACTACCTGTTATGGTGTTATTACCATCTGCTGTTTTTGTAAATACACCAGTTGCAGAACCGCCAGCACCAAAACCTTCTGATATTTTTCTGATACCACCAGTTAAACTTGTTGAATCTGTTGTATGGGTGTGATTTTTGTTTTGATCTGTTTGTGTTGAACCAAAAGCTCTACTTGCATCAGTACTGCCAGTATTAGCCCAACCTCTAATAAATTGTCCTCTTAAATCAGGTAAAGCAAAAGTTGATGATCCATCTCCTACACCAAATGTTGTAGATATGGTAGAGAATAATGTTGCATAAGTTGATCTACTAATATTCGATCCATTACATTCTAAAAATCCTGTTGGTGGTGTATTAGCCGCATGAGCAAGGATTGTACCTACAGGCACTCCAGAAGCTAAACCACCCCAGGCTGATCCGTTATATCCTTCAAATTCTGTTGTAGTATTATTGAATCTTATCTGACCTGTAGCTGCTGTTGGCCTTTGGGCAGTTGTACCATTTGGCAGTTTTAAAGCTCCTGTACCACCCATAACAATATCACCAGCAGAATCCACTGTACCTGTAAAATCTGGATCAGCTTTTGTTGCTAATCCAAAGTTATTAGTATGTGCTGCATCTGTCAGACTTCCTAGAACTAACCAACCATTATTTGAACTATTTCTAATTTTTAATAAGTTTGTTGAAGTATCTACCCATATTTTATAAGCAATAGTGGTTGTAGGATCTGACGATCCACTATTTAAAGACTGAACATCTCCTAATACAGTATTAAGTTCGGTTCTAAAAGAAGAACCAACTTGGTTAGCTAAATTATAATCTGACGTATTACTCATTATGTGACCTCCTTACCAAAGCCTGATGCAGCCCATACAAATGACCTTGCAACTGCTGAACTACCATTTTTAAAAGTGACTTGGAAACCTGTCCTACTTATATTAGCAAGTTCGTGGAAATCTCCAGATTGTTGATTGGTCGGAGTCACTACAACAGTTGGTGTTTGCTTAAATGGATTAGTAAAAGAAACAGTATATTGAGATGATCCAGTAGTAACTGGAGTCGAAATAGATTCTGTTCTCCCCTGTAATTCTAATTTAGCACCTAATTTTGTGACAGCTATATTTTGGTTAGTGTCATTACTTGTTAATATTGTTTTAAATTGAAATGCTCTACCTGTAATTAAAACATTACTAAACTCTTTATAAGCACTCCATGTTGGTGAACCTGATGGGTCATCATCTGTTGATCTTACATAAACAGCAGCATTACATTTCGTAGCCTCAGTTACACCACCAACTTGATCTATATATCCCCAATCATCTATTAAATCAACTCTATCATCCCATAAATTATTTAAGTTAAAACTAGAGGCTTCTAATACTTTTCTTAGATTTACGTCATATGGCTGTGTTAAATCTACAGAATTAGCAAAAACATACTCTCCAGAAGTTGATACTGCATTGTTAGTTATTGTTAGTTTTAAGGCATCTAAAGAAGAATCATAAACTGTATTTGTTTTTGAACCAGTAAAGTTTGGTGTATGTTCATCTACATTTCCTACAACAAGTCTTTCAGATGGTGCAGGTAAATTGGTAGTAACTCTAGTATTATTCCAAGCAGAATCCTGTGAGCCTGGTGATGGACTTTCTCGACCACCATCATCCTCAAACTTAATTAAATAAGTTCCTGCAAGCAAAGGGACAATTTTTTGTGTTTGGTTTCCAGCAGCAGCTACAACAATATTCTGTCCATCCTTCCATTGAGCACCTGTTGTCTTGCTAGAGTGTCTGATTAAAGTCTTACCACCTAACAACACATCAAGCTCTGTAGCACGATCCCAACTTAGTATCGCACTTGTCTCATCAATCGGTAATAAACTAACACCAGTTACATTTGATGGTAAAGCAGTTTTTCCTACAGCTACAAATGGATTTAATGAGTTGGGTAATGTTGATCTTAGACCAGAAGCACTAACGCTATAAACTTCAATCGTATAATTTCCAGCAATCGTATCTTGTATTTCATAACTTTTAGCACCTTCAACAGAACGAGAAGTATAGTTACCTTGTTCATATCTCCACCTAACATAAACATTATCAGTAGAAGTAGTCCAACTTACAATAATTTTTACTCTTGCAATACCTGTATTTTCATAAATAACTTCTTCTGCTGTAATACCAGTTGGAGAAGGAGGTGGTACATCTAAATTAGTAACATCTCTTGATGTTAAAGCAATTCCACTTTCAATATGATTATATTTACCAACATTGTATTCACTCGCTGTAATAACATGATTTGTTTTATTTTCTTCACTAATAGTTAAAACTCTCCAAGTAGATGTAAGAATATCTGTTGTCTGATAAATCCAAATACTATTCACATTAGGAGCAGAACTAAAGGCTTGTGAAACTGTTATAACACTTCCAGATATACCACTAACAGGTTTATTTTCTACGGAACCATCAGGAAGAATAACAGATAAAGTAGAGTTAGAAGAGAAAGAAAGTCCTGTTACATCATCTACAGTTATAGCAGTGGTTGTAGCAGCACTTATACGACCACCTCTTCGTTCTCCAGCCCTTACAGGATCAGCTATCTCTATTATTTGTCCAGGTCTGACAACAACTCCTGCATCTATTGAAGTAGAAAATGTTACCACCTCACGCTCCACATTTTCCATGTAAAGCAACCACTTTGCTAAACGATTCGCTTGCCCTCTACTTGTACAAGCAAAAGCATCTATAGTTTTTACAACACTTCCATATCGGACTTGGTTTGCTGTATCTATAACTTGTTCATAATTAACATCTCTAAGTTCTAAATCCATGTATTTAGCAACTACAACTGTAGGTCTAGTTCTTTGAGATGTATTTTGATAACTAAATCCTGGTGGCAATACATTACCTAAAGTAAATAAATAACTAGAATCTTTTGGTGAATCTTGTGTAATAGTCAAACTACCAGACTCATAATATGGCATAGCTCTAAAAACAGAACACATCTGATTTATTACGTTGTAAGCCTCCTGTTGATTTTGAATTGCTACATTACAACTAAATCTGGGTTCGGTTGTTCCTGCACCAGTACCATCATCTACTTGGTGAGAACAGTAAACTGATGCTGCATAAAAACTAAATTTATCTAAACCTGATTCCTGTAAATGATCTCCTAATCCATACCTAGATGACGTTAGAAGGTCGTATAAACACCAAGCAGGATCATTTGTATATTGTGCAGCACCAAGTGTTCCATTAAAGATTCCTGCATAAGATAGGCTTCCATCTGAATTAACTGTTGCATTATGAGGAATTTTTACTTTTATACCTTTTACTAAATATTTTCTAGTAGGAATTGATGAAAATTGTTCTGCATCAATTTTTAAACCTACTAATGCACTATTAGGATAAGTTCTTTGATCATATTTAATTTCTACATAACTGTTAAATTGAATTTCGTTAGCTAATTTAGCTGACGTACTATCAGCAGTTATTCTTGTAACTTTAATATTGACAGGAAAAGCACCACTTAAATTTATTAAATAATCTCTTTGATAAGTGTCAGGAGTTCTACCTGTAATAGTTCCTGCATTACCAGAAACAACAGTTGAATATGATCCACCACTATATTGAACAGCGATCTCTAACTGAACCTCTGTACCAAAAATATCTCCTTTATCACTGACAGATTGTAATGATGGAACAGTGATAGTTACTGAAACCGCATCAACACTAGAATCTGTTATCTGGACAACTCTAGGTGTTGCTTGTTCTACTGTAGAAAATCCTGTAGATTTTGTAGTTTCTACATTTTTTGTTATTGGAATATTAGTTTGACTAGAAGTACCAGTTCTAGCTTCAAAAGTTACATCTTTAAAATTAAAAGTGCCATCAGCAGCTTGTAATGGTGTGTTATTTAAAAATATAGATTTTGCACCATCTACTAATCCTTCAATCTCCCCTTCACCTATTAAATCTAAAACTTTGGCAAATTGTTTTGAGTCAAGATTATCTTTAGCTTCGGTAGGAGTACCACCTCCTCCACCTCCACCTTTTCCGCCACCACCACCAGAACCGATAACTTTACTCATACTTCCACCTGTGCAGTTTCAATACCAGCAGATATTACTACTGATCCAGTTAATACTTCACCATAAATAACAGGAACAGCAACACCAGCACGACTCGTATTTTGTATTCCACTAAAATTAAACGATAACCTAGGATCTTGTTCTGTTTCTGAGACAGTGGGAACAGGAGTTAACATTTGACTAATACCACCTAAAACCAATGCACCACCTATGGCTATAGTAGCTTTTGTTAATGCTCCTGCGGAAGCAAAGCCTGGTGCATAAGGAACTGCAGCAGGATTAAAAAAACTTGCAAAAGTTATTCCACCAGTTGCCATTCCTATACCAATTAATGCAGCACCAAGTAATATTTTTCCTGTACTACCACCAGCACCACCGACTACAGGAATGATTTTTATATCTTCCTGTCCATTTGGATAATGTAGTTCTTCTTCTTCTAACTCCCAACTATCAACAGCAACTTTATAATATCTATCTGCCATATGTTTTTCTAACTGTGGAAAGTTGACTACTAAAAATCTTATAGCTTGAGCAGCACTATGCACTTCAGCTTCAAAAGTCTTTTGACCTAAAAACTTTGCCAGTTCTCCGTATAGCTTAATTTTACGCAGCATAACGAATCCTTTTACCTATACATTTTAACAGCCATTCATCTAATAGATCACGACTTGATAACCTATTTTGTAGATGATGTAAAACTGTTTGTTGTCCTAAGTAAACACCAATATGATTTAATCCGCTACTACTTATTGACATTAATAATAAATCTCCATATCTTAAATCTTCTGTTGGTAATAATTCTCTAAATCCTGTTTTTGCAAAACAATTTACAAACATTGGGTTCTTTACAAAATCCTCTGGATTATTTGGTCTAATCCAATCAATAAGTTCTATTCCTAACTCTTCTTTATACCAATCTCTACATAAACTCCAACAATCAGTAACACCCCAAACCCATGTCCTACCAATTAAAGGAGCTTCATAACCACAAGGTTCACAATAACCCCATTGTTTTAAATTAGGTTGAACTATCCACCATTTTAAATCTGATTTTTCACAAGCAACTCTATCTGCCTCACTTGGCTTTTCACTTGTAACAGGATGACTATGAACAACAGCAACTATTTCACCTTCATCTTCCGCTTTTACCCAATCATCTGCGTCAATAATAAATTGATCTTTTGGATCAAAAGCTAAATTTTTACAAGGAAAATATACTTCTTTCCCTTTTTTAATTATCAAAAGACCACACGATTCCCTTGGATCTTCTTTTATTGCGTGTTCTAGTGCATCATCTCGCCACATTATGAGAAAAAAGTACCAATTCCAGGAAAATCTGCTGGTAATACTTGTCTTTTAGGTAATCTAACACCTTGTATATCATAAGTAGCAGCTAATTCAAATTCAACTATGTCTCTAGTTTCTGTAGATTTTCGATCAATTATAAAAACTTGTTCATCAAATGTAGCAGTAGGATCAGGTGTACCAAATGGATTTATACCAGCCTCCATATCTATTAAACTTCCATTTTCCTGCACTAAAAAATTACCATCTTCTAACAAAATATCACCACCAAGAAAATTAACATTATCAATATATCTACTTAAAGTTCTAATACGAGTAACTTTTGCTCCTTCTAATCCTTGAGGTAAAGTTAAAATTATTGTTGTAAAAGTTCCTAATATATTAGATATTCTTAAACGTGGTCTAGGAGTCTGTTTACCATTAAATTCAAAACCTTCAGCTTCTATTGGCATCTTTGTATATTCGATATTATTAAAAATTACATTGCTATTTGCATTAGTATTTACTCCGTTATGAAAATAATATTTTGTGTTAGAACCATGAATAGCAGTTATCAGTTCAAGTTGAAAAAGCTCGATAATACTACTTGGATTTACTTTTTGTAACTCAGATACAGGGCTAGTCATTAAGGTTCAAATACTTGTTGAAATGTCATATTTAACTTAGACCTATTTACATAGGGAATTGTTTTATCCCAACTAAGACATACCCACTTATAAGCAGCACCACTTCCAGGAGGTTGCCAATCAAAAGAAGCACCATCTAAAGCTCTTGCCTCAAGAAATGCCTCTATAACATCAGAATCTGCTTCACTTACATCAAAACTAAGCGACCAAACATATGGAATTGTATTTAATCCAAATTTAATTCTATGTTGGTAGCCATCATTAAATTGAGTAACATTTATTTTAGGTGTTGTAGTCTTACGAGCATTGTAAGTAGGTTGAATTGATGGAAAAGTAGCCATTAACTTAATAAACCTCCTGGTCTCCTTTGTTTAATTAATTCTGATTGTATTGCCGCTGATAACATTTGTCCTAATTCCTTACCCCTTTCTTGATCACCTTCAATAGAAGATCCAGAAGCATCTACATTTACTACAACATTAGTTGAACCACCCATATCAGAATTAGGAACTATACGACCACCTGCGTTTGGAACAAACATTTCTGGTCCACGTTCTCCAACAATATATCTTTTATTTCCACTAACAGGACCACCATTAGCTCTAAAGAAACTAGAACCTGGGAATAAACTTGTTAAAAATGTGTTTACACCAAATCTTATTAATGAAGTTTGAATCTCATTAAATACACTACGTGCAACATCTCCAAGAGTTTTAGTACCATTTATTGCACCTTGGATAGCACTAACTAAACCATTTTCTATTGATTGACCAATACTTTCATATAGTGACTTAAGTTTTATTTCTTGTTTTGTTAATTGATCGTTTATTCTTATTCTTGCAGCATCAATCTCTTTTATTGCTTTCTTAACTAATAATATTTCTTCTTCAACACTCTTAGCATTTCTTAAATCTTCTCCTAACTTATTTTGTATTCTTACTTTTTCTAATTCAAACTGTAATCTTCTAGCAGTTTGTTCATCTCCAAGTTTTAAAGCTCTAGTTATGTTTGATTGTATTTCGGTTTCTTTTGTTATTAAATTAATTCTTCTTTTTAATTTTTCATTTCTTAATTGTTCTGTCTCATTAATAATAAATAATTGATCATTTATGCCTTTAGTTTGTAGTTTAAATTTTTCATTAAATGATTTTATAATTGAGTTATATGCTTTAGGATCACTTTCAAAACTAACACCTGCTTTCTGTAACGCTGCATCTTTTTCTCCTTTAAGTTTAAAAGCTATTAAATCTTTTTCTATTTTTAGATTTTTTCTTTGTGCTTCAAATGTCTGTGCTTCTTTACCTATTATTTTTTGCTGTTCTATTGATAATTGAGTAAATGCACGATCTCCAATTTTATTAAAATTTCTTTGAATTTCTAAACTTTTTTCAGCAGAATTTTGTAAAAATCTATTAAACCTTTCAAAAAATTTATCTACTATTGCTAAATCTGGAATCAAACTTCTTAAAGTAGAAGCTCCTCGATTAAATGTTTTAAATATTTGACCAATTAAATAAGATACAGAACCAACTGCCTTTAATAAAGGAGCACCTAATATTGCTAAAGTTGTTCCTGCACTATTAACAAGTTCACTAAATCCTGCATTTAATACTTCAACTGATCTATTTATATCTCTATTTACATCAGCAGTAGCTCCAGTCCTTTTAAATACTTCCTCTGCAATTAAAGCTCTTGCTTGTTCTTTTTCTCCAATTTCTTTTAAAAATTTGACTTGATCTCTTAATGCACCATTAATGATAATGCTTTGTTCTTCTAACTTTTCAAAACTTATTTCTCTTATTGCATCTCCTAAAGCATTAGCTCTTCTAACTAAAGTTTCAAGCTGTTGACCTATAGCACTACCAAATATTTGAGCACCAAATTCTTCTCCTGGTCTGGCTACAAAACTTCCAGCAAGTGAACCAGCAATAGAACCAATGCCTCCACCAAATAGTAATGGAAAACCTGCACCAAGTAATCTACCTTGTCTTTGCATCTTTCTATCTTTCTTTCTTTGTCTTATATTTCTAAGTGCTCTTTTAAATCTTTGATCTTCTATTTTTTGTTGTTTTTTCATCTCTGCTGTAGCTTTTTTCTCATCTTCTAATTTTTTCTTTGATGCTGTATCACCAGATTTTTTCTTTCCTCTACCACTAGCTTCATTTGCAGCCGTTTGCATATCAGCATTAATTTTTAATTGTTTACCTATAGCCTTACTAATATCTAAGAAATCTTTTGAATTGACTTCAGCCATCTCCAACATTCTGTTAAGTAGACCCATAGCCTCTCTACCTGCAAGAATAGTTTTAGGAAATCCTCTTATCTCTTTCAATCTGGTCTGAACGCTACCACCCATAGCTCCCTGCATAGCTTCTTTGTTACCAGTTGCCTGTGCAAATGCAACAGCTTCCATTCTTATCTTTTTAAAATTACCTGCGATCAATGCAGTTGCTTTTTCTTGCCTACTAGCTGCACTATTAGCAGCATCAAACGCTTTTCTAACTAAACTTAATTCATCTCTGACTTTTCCTATTGAATTACCAAATCCTGTACTTCTACTGGTATCAAATAATTTAGCAACTATATTGTTTCCTTTTTCTATTTCTTTTCGTAATCGTTTTGCTGCTTGTTCTGCTGCAGAAGTATTTAATCTTACTTTCTTTTTATTTAATTTATCTATAGTTTTTTCTAACTTCTCTATCTTTTTTAAAGACTGATTTAACTTAGTCTCAATCGTATTTATTCGTATATTTATCTGTTTTTCTGCCATCTCGACCTAATTAGACAAACTTATATTCTATTCTACCTTGATTTGCGTGAAAAACCTCTTTTAGTTTGTGCTCTTTCTTCTTCTTTTTTACTTTCATCATTTTTTAATTCATAAAAAGCAGCCCAACCTATCATCTCTTCAATAGTTAAAACTTTACACAGTTCAATTACAGTGATTTTTAATTCACTAGCAAGAAAATATATAAAAAACCAATCAGGATTCGCTTTTCAAATCGGCTTTTGCCTCTTCAACCTCCTTACCCTCTCCAGCTTCTAACATTGCTAATTGTATTTCTTGTAAAACAGAAGCAGCAACTTCTCTTCTTAATGATGCTTTATCTCCATCAGCAAATATTCTTTTTTTGTCTTTATCTAACGCTTTTTCAATCATTAATTGCAAAGCAAAATCATTTGCATCTTCAGAATTAGTTTTTTGCTGAATCATCTCACGTTCAGCAATAGTTAACGGATGCCAATAGATAGTAAGAAGAATCTCATCATCTTGCTTTACATCATGTTTGTAAAGCTGAGAAACACCAAACTTGTTTCTTAAAAGATCAACTGCTCTAGTCATGTTATTGTATAGCTATTAGAAGTATATCAGCTATTAGCAAAAAAAGCACAAGATATAATTCCAAGAAAATGTGAACGATCTTCAATTTCTACAGGAATAATACCGCTTATTTCTCCTACTGTCGGAGAACAGGAAAATGGATCTGAATAGTTAGAAGCATTTATAGAAGTTAAACCATCTATCACAGCTTCGCCTATTGCAGATAAAACAGAAGAACCTTTATTTTTTGGAACATAAATATTACATTGAATTGCACCAGAATAATAATCTGATGCTGCACCTTGGGCTTGTATTGTTGATTGATTAAATGTAATTGAAGTACTTATATATTTTTTTGTTTTTCCAGGGGTTGTAAAATTTACATTGTCATAAGTAATAATTACAGTATTATCTGCTGCCACAACTGCATCAGTAATAGCTTTTTCAAAAGCTGCTCTTGCATTAACTAAACTCATAATTTTGTATATTTAGAACCTAATGCTGGAGCAGTTCTACCAGCTTCAACACCTTGATACAATACTTGACTATCAGCAACTCTTACATCTGGCTGAATATTACTTCCACCAAATACAAATTCAACAACTTGACTAATAGTTTCTACATAAGTCAATATTGAACTATTTGGAGAACCTAATGCTTGTTTTGCATATTTAGCTCTATTACCTATAAATACTGTTTGTCCAAATTTAAACTTTTTATTAAGAGGGTATCGAGGTTCAATAATTGGTGCTGTTTTTATTCCATTATCTCTATCTTTTTTTACTTGTGTCCACGGAGCAACTCTTTCTTCAGTTGCTAGAGGTCTATATGTATTAGCATCCCAACTCGAAGCAAAAAATCCAGTATATTGAGGACTTTCTGATGGTAAATCGGTAAGAACTCTATTTATTAAATTATTAAATTGGGTGTTTAATTCTCTTCTTGTTTGTTTTCTTATGGAATCTGTTACTGGAGTTTTACTCATTAGAATCTCCCACGAATAGTAAACAAATAAGTTTGTCCACCCTGTAATGTACTTATATTAACTATCTTTGCCACTCTGGTTGACCCTGCGTAAGTTAATGTAATCTCATCATCAAGATCAGGTTGATTATCTCCAATAAGATCAGGTGTTATATAAGTTCTAAATTCTCTTATTTCTTTACCTAAATCTTCTTCTGATCTAATAAATTCAATCGGAACTTTAATACTGTAACTGGTGTCAGTTGTAGTATATGCACCTGTGCTTGTGTTGTAACTGCCAGATGTTTTTTTTGTGTAAGTAATAGAAGTATCAAGTGAACTTCCAAGAGTTGAAACAACATCTTTGGCAACGCTTTTTAATAATGAATCAAGTTGACCTGCCATTATCCTCTAACTACCCTCATCTGAAAACTACCTGCACCACCTAGCATATATGCTCCAAGATAACTTTGTAGCCATGGGTAAACATCTAAAATATTATTAACAGAGCCAGTTCCCTGACTCGCAGTATTATATTTAACTTGAATATCTCCTAACTTAACTTCTTCAAAGTTTCCATCTTTTCCAGTAGTCCCTGTAATTGCATCTGTATCATTTGCCAAAGCTCTAGCTAATTCATATTGTGCATACTTAATTCCATTAGGAATTTTAGAACAAGCTAGTTCAACACCATCTACTTGATAATTATTTCTTGGAAACTTTAATGCCTGTCCATCATCACATCTATCTCCATAGAAAACTAAAG